AGAGAAATCGAACCCGTGGCACTGGTGGCCGCTGGGGTTCCTGGGGTCACTGTTCCAGTGGCCAGAACAGATCCCAGAGAAATCGAACCAGTGGCACTGGTGGCCGCTGGGGTTCCTGGGGTCACTGTTCCAGTGGCCAGAACAGATCCCAGAGAAATGGAACCCGTGGCGCTTGTGGCCAGGTTCGGTTGGACGGCGCCCGCAATGGAATTGGTGGTTCGACGGTCCACCGTGGAGCCTGGTTGAAACGCACCTGCAATTCGGTAATTCGTCAAGGTTGCCATATGTCAGGGCATCTCATAAACGAATGTTTGACTGAACACCGTGGCCGTAGAAATGACAGTGAAATCATTGGAACCCGCGGCCGTGAATGGACTGGATGATTCCGTCAGGGCCGCGTGTTGATAACTTTCATAAACCCCATTCAATTGGCCGCTTGTGATTGAACTATAGTCATTTCCGGCCAGTCTGATTCCGGAATAGGAAGAATTTGTTACGTTGATTGCATAACGTTTGATTTGGTGAAAAATGCAAAACGAAATCGAATGGAAATTTGTGTTTGACGCTATAAGTATAGCGTCTGAACTGGTTCCCGAATTATAGAAAACGCATCGATGAAAACTGGTTCCCTGGTTCACCGTGGAAGCTAGAACCACATGAGACGTAGAATTTTTGAAAACGCATTCCTTCGCGTTGATTTGATAACTGGCCGTAACGCAATAAAGACCACCATCCACGACACATTCGGTAAGATTGGCCATTCCACCGTTTGAACTCGAAACAATATTGGCCACCGTTGTGGATGTGGTGGCAAAATAACAGGCCCACGAATCAAACCCCGCGCCAGAGATGTTCAAAACCCCAGAGGTTCCGGTAAACCTACATCTGGTTAACTGAACGTTCAAACCACTGGCCGAAATTAACGGGTTCGCGGTTCCGCTGGTAGAAACATCGATGTTCTCTAATCGGCAATAATTCGGAATGGTCAGATTAGCCGTGGAACTGAACGATAACAATGGATGGGTTCCAGGGTTTGCCACGTTATCCAGATCACCTGCGGTAGAATTGTAGCCTCTTAAAAACAGAGGTTTCCCGATAGTTGTGGGAGTAACCAGAGTAATGGAACTTGAACTGGAATAGGTTCCGGTTTTGATATTAATTCGAATACTGTAGCCAGTGGCGCTTCCCATTTTGGCCAGTGGTTGATATAGCGCGGATAATGTGGTCATGGGAACAATACTGGCCCAGGCCCCACCCACACGAATATTGACGGTATTGGCTCCCAGTCCGAAGTTCCCGTTATTGCTGGTCGAATACTGGCCAAAAAACGTGATGGCCGCGGAGTTTTCATTTGAACATGTGACACTGGAACCGCCGCCATTGATCGCAGTAATTTGCGAAATAAACGATGTGGCCGTATCACTGGAAAACGATACGGCCACCCACTGGCCCACGGACACCGCGGAAAACGGGGTTCCACTGGCCGCGGTAATGGTCAGAACCCCTGTACTGGTTTCGTTGATACTTGCGCCGGTAACGGATAGCGTTGGAGAATCGCTATCCGTGGTTCCCGCGTTCAGATTCGAACCGCCAGTTCGAACGTACAAATCAAAGTAGGCCATGGAAGATTATCCCTGGGGAATTCCGTTAACCTGAATTGCCATGGCTTTCTGAATGACGCCAGTATTCGCTAGAGATGTGGAGGCCGTTCGAACGAGCGCCACAAAATCAAGGAAACCCTGAACCGTTAGCGCGGGCCGGCCGTCCTGAGGAGAACCATCCTGAATGAGATCTGTAGGGTTTGCCGCGGCCAGAATGGCCGGAATTCCCTGAGCATCGATGGACCGCAAAAATCCATCGACCGAATAAGAAAACGAAACCACTTGATCCGCGAGTGGCCGAACGTTTGAATTCGCCAGTCGAACTATCTGTGGATTACTGAATGGCATGATTGAAAAAATCCTTAATTCAAGGGTTTCCGCCCGTGAGTGTGAAACTGGTGACAGTTACAGAAAACGCCTGGGCAATGTTGGCCGCGAAATTGAGTTCACCAGACCCCACGGCCGCGGTTCCTTCCACATAAACCGTGGTTCCAGTGGAATCGAGAATGCGAAAATATCCTGGAACCCCGTTGGCCGATGCGCTCGAGTTTTGCCAGGTTCCCGTGAGTGATTTGGTTCCGCCAGTGGCGCTGGCCATCCAGTCCGATGGCAAGGTCAATGAAACCAGAAGGGTTCCCGTGGCCGCATTAGCCACACCTGGGCCGGTTCCCGTATACACGTTCAGTTTCGCGGCCGTTCCCACCGTGGTTTCGATCACGTCTAAACATGCATTTCTGAGCGTGGTTGAAAACTGCATGAAATCACTTACTTTCTTTGTTAGTGGTCAGGTCCACCGGGGTTCAAAACTTCTTCGCAAATAAACGCCAGTTCCGCGTTTCTATCTGCAATATTGCGAATTTCCACAATGTTAAAATATCGAGTTGTCAAATTTGATTGATAAACAATTCGCCATGTGGGCAAGATTTTATATTGGGACCCTGGCCACCGTATCGTAATTTTGTGAGATAGGGTCTGGCGTTGCTGTTTTGCGATGGCCGCTTCATGGCCCTGGTAGGGATCAAGCGCGGCCCATGCCTGGAACCGATCCGCAAAAAACGGTAAAGACTGGCCGAAACTATCGGAATCATCCACCGGGGCCTGGAACGTCACGAGCCGGTTTAACTGGCCCGAACGGATGAATGGAACCGCTTGTCCGCCTACGGTTCTCATCGAGTCCACCCCCACGATTGACTGGCCAGAAGCGCTTCGACACCACTAGGGAGATCCACGGCAATGGTGCCGATCACCACCGATTCCCGATTCAGATACCAGTTGCCGATCATCAGGAGCATGGCCGATTTGATTGATTCCGGAACTTGATCGGCCGTCCCATATCCACATATAAACTGAATCCAGACCACACCCGGCCGGATATCCAGCGCCGGCCAGGCCGCGGAACGGTTCAGAACAATTCGGCCTGGAACCCCTGGGGCCACCCAATACGATGAACTGGGTAGCGTGTTCTGGGTTTGATCTGGCGCCCAATACTTGACAAAATTCACCGTTTGAAGATTGGGCCTGGGAATCCAGATGGTTCGGCCGTCCGGCCATCCCAGGGGAACCGGCCGTTCGAGTCTTCTGTCTGGGCTGGTGGGCGCGTATGGAGTTGTTACGGGCCACCAATCCAGGTATAGGTTCCAGGTCTGCGTAACCAGGGCGCGTTCCAGACGTTGTTCCACGACACCGCGCGCCGCCTGAATTAGGCCCAAGATCAAACCATCATCATCCGAGTAAGAAACCCGGAGATGGTTTTTCACTCGGACCAGATCCAGGGGTTCATTCACTGGCGGAGTATCTAGGACCCACACGCCATCCATAAATCAGGAACCCTTTTTTCGAACCGAACCGGTTTCGGCCGTTTGTGAACTGGTCTGTCTGGACTCGGCTGTTTCTGGCCCGCCAGAGGGTAACGCATCCACGGCCACCGCGTGGCCACCCGCCACCATGGCCCTGGCCACCGCGGCCGATACTTCCACCACCTGTTCGGGAAACCCCTGAAAATCCGGCCCTACGGCCGTATCAACCATTCGAACACGATAACGTTCTACCATGGAAATTCTCGAAATTTTGTGAAATGAAAACGTGAATGGGGGGCCATCCATGGCCCACCCATTCCGCCGGGGTTGCATCAAAAATCAGGCCAGTTTGCAACGTGCAAAAGCTTCACCCAGGACTGGGGAACCATCCACATATCGACGGCCGATAAAACCGATCTGGTTGGTGTCCGCGTAGCGTTCAACGAGTCGTTGAACCTGCAGATCGTCCACGTCTGCAATCCAGTAATAGCGGAGCGCTCCCAGGGCGCCGACATAAAGACCAGTGGTGAATGTGTTCGGAACCCATTCACTTTCATTCACTGGAATGTTCAAGAGCCGATCCGGAGTTCCCAGTTGTAAGCTGGGTTCCCAGAGATAACGGCCGTACGAATCTTTCAGGGTCATGATCGAATTGATCGCACTACGGGACCATAACCAGGCGAAACTGGGATCGGTTCGGTAGGGCGCTTTGATACTGTACTTCATTGCGAACAATGTATCCGCCGTAATGGCGGTGGTGGTGTTCGAGCCAGTCACGTCACGAGACGTAGGAATACCATTCGCGCTAGCTGTGAAGATTCCCAGGGGTTGGCCAGAACCGGAACCGGTCAAAAACGCCTTTTCTTCAGTCAATGCGAATTTGTAAGCCAGTTCGGTAGTAATCAGGCTTTCGATATTGGTTGATCCGTACAACATACGAATTGACACCAGAGAAAGTTTTGAAACCAGGGAGGGGTAAAGATCCCGCCTGTTCAAAATCATTGTGGTATCTTCGGTAACGGCCTGAACTTCAGTGGTCCAGTTTGCGTCAGCCATACGCGTTGCAAGCTGGGGAATCCCCACCGCCTTGGCTTCCGCGAGTTGAACCCGCGTGGCGTTTGGCGCGCCAGTGAATGGATTCTTACGGATAAAACAGTAGTCATAAACCTGTTTCACGATTTCCTGGGCCAATTGAATGGGCAGGCTTAAATAGCCGCCTTTGCTATCCGTTCCCAAAATCGTATCTCGAAACTCTGGCGGAACCGTGGAAAGGTCCATCCGGCCACTCTGGAACCAGTTCCGAAACAGGTCCCGATATTCCTGCGAACTTCGATATTCGGCCAGGGTCTGGATTCGGCTTCCCCGAGATTCAGACAGGGGAGCGGAAACCCGTTCGCCTGGTCTGTCCAGATCCCGTTCCGCCAGTTCCATCGATTCGATCCGGCGAATGTCGCCGTTCAATTCATTCGCGGCCGCCAGAACCCGGTCCATTTCGGCCCGGTCTTCGGCAGTGGCGCCATTCTCGCGAGCCTGGGCCGCGTCCCAGGAAGAACGGGCCTGAGCAATCAGGCCGGCCCGTTTTTCCCTCAGTTCGATTGAGGTAGGCATGTGTTCCCTTTCTAGGGGAATGGGGAAAGGCCGGCCGATTTTATTCGGCCGAAACAAGATCCAGCGCCGCGTGGATGGGGTCCAAACCGCGCTGGGGTAAACTCTTCCGGAATGCTTCCAGTTGTCGGATGGCCACGTCCGTGGCCGAATAGGCTGGGTACGTCACCACCGAAACATCATCCACCGCTTCAAACTGGGTAATTTCTCGAATCACGCCAGTGGGTTCAGAACGCCAGGTCTGGCCCTTGCTGGCATCCGCGGACATATAAAACCGGAAAGAACTTCCAGATATGTCCCCGCGTTGAATCGAAATCATCAGATCCCGCGCGTATTGGGTATCTGGTGGAGTGATTTCGTATTTCAAACCGCGTGAATCTTCAGAAACCTTGAGGGTTCCGGCTTTCAATCGTCCCAAAATCAAATTTTTGTCATGGTTGACTAGGGCGCGAATATCTGAACCGGCCAGGGAACTGGCAAACGCGCCAGGTCTGATCACTTCGCGGAATCCACCCAGGTCTTCAGACATGGAATTGAACACCGCCGCGTATCCAGTAATCACTGGAACCCCGCTGGATTTGTCCACCCGGACTTCGGCCAGTGGCAAACTACGCGATTCAGCGCCACCGCGTGGCGCTGAACGGTTTGGCATTCCTGCATTCATCATGGATGGATCGGCCATGATGGACGGATTGATTCCGAGTCTACATCCACCGCGCATTTCTACCGGCTGTTCAGAGAGTTCACATTCACCGGGCGCTTCGTAGAACGTGCAACATCCACAAACGATTCCCAGTCCATTGGTGGCCGGTCCCTGGTATCCCAGGCCACCCACACCCTGAGGACTGAATGGCCCGAAGGCTTCCACAATTTCGGACAGTTCGTAGTATTGAGCCACTTGTCTGGCCGATAGTCCGGCCATCAATTCCCGTTTGTTTTTCAAATGCTTTTTCATGCCTGGGATTCCTGTTCCTGTTCCTGGTTTGTTGGTGAAACTGGTGGGGCCGGCGGAACACCGGTCCCGGCGGTTTCTCCAATTTTGTCCAGAGTGGTTTGATTGAACTGAGTCAGGTATTTATCACCACCTCCGGCTTCCCCGATGGGGTTCATCCCCTCCGCGTGTCGAACTTCATCACGAGACATCCACCCCAGGGTCAGGGCTTTCGAATAGCTTTCATATCGAGAAACCGAGTCACCGCGCAGGAGCGCCGCCACATCATGTTCGAAATGGTATCCGGCTTCAAATTCGGCCGGAGTTAAAAGCTTGAGGTTCGCTTCCTGTTCAAGCCCCACGAGCCAGGGCATGAGCGCCGTAGTCAGATAATCAATATTTGATGCTTCGATATTGGATAAATGGGATTCCGAAAAGTCCCCGAATTTGTGTGGCGGAACACGCCAGGGCCTGGCCACGTCCTGAACTTGGAACCGCCGGGTTTCCACCAGTTGCGTTTTTGCCGCGTCCCGGTCCATCTGGTTGAATCTTGCGCCCGCCTCCAGGACTGCGGTTCCGTGGCGTTTGCCTGGGCCGCGATGGCGCATTTCCCAGGACTTTCGGAAATTCTCGCGGGCCTGATCATTTCCTAAGGTTCCAGGCATTTCGATCACACCATCTACGTCTGAACCATTGGCGAAAAAATCGGCCGCATAGCCTTCGGACGCCATTCCCACCCCGATGGCCTGTTTTATTAATCGAACGAAATTCCACCCGTTCAAACCGTCCCATCCCAGGCCAGCCAGATGGAAAACATTCGCGGCCGGAATTCGCCGGCCACCCGGACCACGAATCAGATAGAACAGAGCGCCAGATTCATCCCGTTCGGTTTTGGTCAATTCTGGGTCGAGCAAATGGAGCGCGGTAGCCTGGCCACGGCCCGTTCGGACAATTTCGGCCAGGCCATTTCCCCACACGGCCGCATGGGTCACTAAGGCTTGTTTCCATTTGAGTGGGGTCGATTCCCCGCCATTGGGAGACCAGTTGAATATCTTGTGAACTGGATGGCCCGTGGCCACTTCGCGGCCACCAGTGGGAGTTCGGCGCATCGCTCGCAAGGGCAAGAGCGCCACGTCACTGGCCAAAACATTGATAACGGCCAGAAGGCCAGGAAACTGAAGCGCGGTTCGTTCGGTAACGGTAACGCCGGCGGAGTTCCCAGAATAGTCCATCCAAAGGGCTTCACCAGCAATCATTCGAGATTCGCCGGAATCGGCCGGTTTGGGGTCCTGGTTCTGGACCAGGCCGGCCGAAACTGAAAACCCAAATTCATTAATATTCATGGAACGAAAAACACCCCGCGTTCAACGTAGGGACTGGTTCCGGAATTGGTCAGATCCCCCGATAATCGAATTCCGCCAATGGCATCAATCAGCGCCGCGACGCCATCGATTCGGCCAGTGGCCTGGGCCTTATCGGGTAAAATCAGGCCCGTAGAATTTGTGCGGATCACTGCGTTTCCCACACAATATGCGGCCACCGGGTTTCCATCATGTTCCATGGTTCCGGCCAAAATTCGGCGTTCGAGTTCGCGGGCCGGATCATTCAAATTCAGATAGTTTTGAGTCAGGAACTGAACCCCAGGAATCCCATGAACGTCCCTGAGTCTTAAACAGAGTTGCAAAGCACCCTGTTTATCGGCCCATAAACCGCGTAGGTCCTGGCCCCTGAACAATTCCACCAAATCTTCTTCAATCCGCTGGTAATCAATTACTTCGCCTGGGGTCAGAGTCAAAAAACCTTGCCTGGCCCATTCCTCATAAAGTTCATCGTTTCCCGGTTCTTTCCGCCAGATCCCGTCTTCTGGCGCCCAAAACCTGAACATCACTTTGAACGTTTGGTCTGGCTTCACCCAGACCAGGGCCACCGCGGAAAGGTCCCTGGTTTGTGACAAATCCAGGCCCGCGAAACAGGGAGCGCCGGCCAGTTCGGCCGGATTGATTTCGCCAGCCAGGTTTGACCATCGTTCGATTGATAGCCACCGCGTGGCTTGCTGGGTCCACTGGTTCAGGAATAGCTGGCGGAATGTATTTTCCTCTCTGGGAAGTTCCTTGGCTCTTCTGCATTCATCTTCAATGAATTCCAGGGAACAGAAATCCCCCAAGGCCGGCATTGCTTTCCGCCAGGTCTTTTCCGCGGTCCAGTCATCTTCGGGTTTCGCGGCCCAGATCACTGGTAGGAATGTAGAATCTTTGATCAGACCATCACGAACCCGTTCGGCATATTGCCATTGTTCGTAACAGAGCGAATGACGGTCCCATCCGGCCGTAGTAATACATATGGTCAGGGGTTCCCTTCGAGCGCCGAACCCCGTAGTCAGAACCCGGAACAATTCCCGATTTGGTAGAACGTGCAATTCATCAAACAAAACCGCGGACGGTCCTAGACCATGTTTCAAGGGCGCATCACTGGAAAGCGCCTCATATGTGTTCCCGGCCGGCTGAAATTCAATCCGCTTGTAACCGTCATAAACCAGACATAATTGAGACAAACGTTTATCGTTTCGAATCATCTGGGCCGCGGCCCGAAAAATCAGGGCCGCTTGCGCGCGGTCCCCACTGGCCGAATAAATGGACTGGCCTGTTTTCCCCTGGCCCAGTAACAAATAGAGCAACATGGCCGCGGCCAGTTCGGTTTTCCCCTGTTTCCTGGGGAGCGCCATAAACACGCGCCGATATTGCCTGAGTCCATCCGGCCGGATTGTCCCAAATATCTGGCGAACCGGTTTTTCTTGCCACGGCCTGAGTTTGAACGGTTCGCCGGAAAAATCCCCAGTATGCGTCAAATTTCCGATGAACCGGACCGCGCGTTCATCCGGTAACACTCAACAAGCCTTTCCAGGGATCGGAATCATCTTTGGTTTCGGCTGGGGCCGCTACTTTAGATCCAGGAGTAAGGCCCAGTTCCTTCAAAATTCGGGCCAGTCTGGTTTCCGCCTGGGCCGCTACTTTAGATCCAGGATGGGCCATCAATGTCATATTCGGCGCTTCGAAAAACAAACCATCCTGATCCATGGCCTTATGACAGGCCCGAACCGTGGAATATGCTCGACATGCCAATTCCACCAGCGCCGGATCTGTTCTGGTCAAGGTTCCGGCGGTTCGCAATCGAGCCACCAGAACAGACCAGAACATTTTTCCAATCTCATCCAAACTGGATGGAACCCGGACCCCCTTCCAGTCCACCGTGGAACCCGAACTGGTGGAACTGGTGGCCGAGTTTAGCGCAGTCAGTTTTTTCCGGCCACGTTGCGCCACGGTTTCCCCTTGAATCGTCGATTATAGGCCACTGGTTTCTGAACAGGAACCACCGCCTGAACCGGAACCAGTTGAACCGGAACCACCACACTAGGCCGCGAACAGGTTCCACCCGGACACTGGCCCAGAACCACCGAAATCAAAATCGAAATCATCGAAAACCTTCCTTGAACCCATCAAAGAAAATCAGATAATCAGGGGATTATCTGACAGGGCCTTATATGTCAGGCCCCTATAACCAAAAACCAATAGAAAAACGTGCGCGTCCCGCGGTCCGGTCGTGCATGTACGGCCGGACCCCCCAGCCCCCCCCTTTGGCCCATATCCCCGCTGGGATATGGCGCCGTCCACATATGGGGCCGTCAGGGGCCTTCTCGGTTGTGTCTGGCTGTGTGGCAAGAGGAACAGAGCGGAACAAGGTTTGAGTTTTCCAGGGCCAGTTCTGGGGCCGTCCTGAGTGGTGCAATGTGGTGAACATGTTCGGCCAGAACGATTCGGTTTCGTTTGTGACAGTCATGGCACAATGGAGCCGCGGACAGGATGGACCGTCTTAAAGTTCGCCAGGCCCGAGAATCGTAGAACCGTTTCGATTGAGGGTCCCGCTTGGTCCGGTCATAGGTTCGGTTGGCCTGGGGTCGATTGTATGGCACCAAACCGCCGGCGGTAGGAATGGCATCAGGAATCGGAATCATCCAGTTCGCTGGGCAGTTCTGGCGTGGCCGGTAGATCAGGGTTGATTTTCCTGGCGCGTTCTATCCATTCATACGTTCGTTTGATTGCTTTCGAACTGGCGGTTTCATGTTTAATTCGATATTTCGCCAGATCAGTTTGGCGTTGGTCCTTCCTGTCATCCCAGAAACCTTTCAGAATTCCGGTAAAGGCCAGGACCAAACCCGCGCCACCCACCAAGGTTCCAGATCCGATACCACTGGGGTCTGGGTTCTGGGCCTGGGCCAGAAGGATTCCCCCGCCGGCCGTAGTCACAAGGCCACCAATGGATGTAGCAATGGACGAATAAGCATCTTCAAACACGATTGATCCCCACCACTGGCGGAACAGAATCGTCCGATGGGTTTTCCACCGGGGTTCGAATTACATAGGCTTCCCGATATTCCTGGGAATCCCAATGGTCCTGAGTAAGCCAGGCGAACCCACCCTGTCCCCACTTCTGGGTCCAGGAGTTTTGCCACTTGATGGCCCATCGACCATCCTTCAAACGTTTGGCGCCATGGCCCGCGCATATGGCGTGGTTTCCACTTCCTTTTGAAAGAGTCACCACACCTTCGGAATCCAGATCAAACGTGAATCCAACCCGAATTGACAAATCGATTCCACCCAGTCCCAACTGGACCGCGGACATAATCTGATTCCAGGTTTCCAGTTTGGCCCCCACTTCACATCGAAAATTCAAACCGGACGCATAGGCCGCGGCCGTTAATCGTGTGGGGTTTATTGTTCCATAGGGAACGTCAGATTCCGGGGCCAGGCCCTTGGCTTGAATCAGGGTCAGGGCTTCACCAATCGATGAACCCCGATCCCATCCACCGCACAAAATCGCATAGGGAAACCACCCGGACAAACCGACATGAGGTTGAAAATGCATCCACCGCGCCAGTTCCATGGCCGTGGCCGTGGCGTGGCCATTGCACGCCCCTTTGCCGTTTTGGTCTTTAATCTGTAGCGGATAGCCAGGAATGGTTGTACGGTCAAATTCAGCCCAGTATTGTTCGGGAACATCCGGAACAGTGAAATTTGCGGCCGGTAGAACTGAACCCATTAACGGCTGGATCAGACCCAATGGCCGCACCAAGCCGAACGGATCACGATGGAAATCCAGTGGCATCATTTGGGGGCCAAACCTTTCAGATCACAAACGGTTTGAATGATGGCATCTGGATTTGATCCCTTGACGGTTTTGACAATTTTTCCAGCTTGATCCTGAAAAATTGCCACTGGTGTTCCCAGTTCCTGAACCTTTGAATCCAGTTTCCGCCGGATCAGTTCCTGATCCCCCGCGGTCTGAAATCGGAAGGCCACGGTTTTTCCATCCACCAGTTTCCGGAGTTCGGCCGAATCAATCACACTGGTTTCGGCCACCGTGGCCTGGGGACTCATGATATAGGTAATCCAGAGAGTTCCAGGAACCACCACCGGAACCGGATCGGGAACTGGTGGCGCGGGGCCAGGTCCAGGACCAGACCCCGCTGGAATTGTCGTTATCTTGAACGGTTCGCCATCCACCACCACCACCACATGACGGGGTTCACCACCATCCAGATCAATCACTTGGATTTTTTGGGCCGTCTGGGTTTGACACATTAAAAACAAAACAATGGTGGAAATCATTATCCAATCACTCGACACCAGTGAATTTTGCACCCAGAATATTGGGTTTCAATTACATTCCACACGTCATCAATTGACGTAGCCGGAACGGTCAACAAATATTCTTGATCGTGCCACGTGAAATCAATCCGGTAAAGATGCAAAACACCAGATGAAATCACTACGGCCGGCGGAACTGGCGGTAAAAATGGGATCATTGTCCACCCGCCACTGGGGCCTGGCCACCAATTGCGTTCAGACGGTCCACAAGGGCTTGCAATGTGGCAGAATCAGACTGGGCCTGGGCCAATTGGGCCTTGAGGTCCGCGATTTCTTTAGTCTGATTCTGGTTATCGTTTTCCAGTTTGGCCGTGCTGGCTTCCACTTTTGCCACGGCCGCGGATAGATCGGCAATCACTGACATATTTTCACCCCGTTGTTTTGTAACCAGGACAGTCACCACACTGGCCAGGAACAGGGCCAGTAAAACGGTTTCGGAGTTCATCAGACCCCCAGAGCAATTCCCACGGCCCAGGCCAAAAGTTTCAGAATGAGGGGGCCAGTGATAATCCCTTGAACCTTGCCGGGTTCATCGGCCAGATGAGTTCTGGCGAAATCCTCAGCCTGGGAATCAGAAAATCGATCCGCCAGTGAAAACGGAATCTGGCTAAGATCAGGATTTCCCGGTCCAGTTGAACCCACCAGACCGCTGGGGGGTCCTGGGTACACTGAAAAACACGCGCCCACCAGTTCCCAGGCGAAATAAACCTGGGTTTGTCGATCTTTCGCGGATCGAACTTCCAGGACCAGTTCAAGACTGAGTGGTAAATAAGTTCTTGGAGCAGTGACCACCGTTTCACCTGCGTTTCTTCGAAATTCGAACCGTCAACGTGTCAAGACGTTTCAGAGATTCGGATTCTGGCTGGGAAAGAAACCATCGGACCCATCGAAACACAGTAACACGCGAGATTGAATACAATCTGGCCACTTGATCGGCCGTCAAACCGCGAACCAAATAGTCCTGGACCGCAGATTGAATTTTTCGCGTTTTCGATGGATCTGGTTTCATGTCACCAGTTTACAAATTTCCCTATATATAACTCGAAATAGTATCACGTTTTTGATATAACCTTTTGTGACGCTTGATCATAAATTTCTGTCACTGGTATCATTTTCATGATCGATCCAGACCAGAATCGAATTCTTACTACAATCACCCAGTCCAAACGAGCTTGGGTTGATCGTTCCAAACTGGAACCGGCCCAACTGGTGGACCAGATGGTTCTGAGTGGGATTCTGGACCCATGGCCAGAAGAACAGGCGGTAACGCTATCGGCCAGAACGGCCGCGTTTCTGGGGGTCCGCCTGGACGAATTCGGTCTGGCCGAAATTCCGCGCTGGGTTCCCGAATCTGATCCGATCCGGCCAGTTCGACTATTTACCCGCCTGGGGTCCGCGTTTGTACTACCGCTGGCCCATCCTGAATCCATCCAGGATCAAACCCCAGGCCCGGCCGATATCCTCATTGATCATGTATCCGAAAAACCCATCATCCTATTTGGCCGAACTGTCCGGATTGATAGTCGGATCAAATGAGGCCGGCCGGCGGAAAATGGCCTGGTCCACCCTACGGACAAAATGACCAGATCATTCCCGCCGGCCAGAAAATCACCCATGGCCAATGAGTCCACCCAAACTAACAAAACCAAAATTCGATTCAAGTTCTAAATTAAAATTAACGTATGTTTATTTCATTTATCTAGGTATTTTTTCTATATATACTATAATTATAGTAATAAATAATAAGATAGAGACAGAAACAGAGAGACATTCAGAGACACCAAACCGGGGCGCATATGGGGCATGAATCCCACTGGACCGAACGTAAACCTATAGCCAGTAAGGCTTCCGGCTTGAATCGATCAATTGACGGTCGATCAATTGAAACAAAAAACACGAGCCAAGAATATGGATCAGTCTAAAAATATGTGAGAAACGAACTACAAAAATAGAGATTTTGTAAAGGTGAACACTGAAACACCAGTGGACAAACCGAGACATTTAGAGACATTCAGAGACATTCAGAGACATCAAACCGGGGCGCATATGGGGCGCGGGCCAAAATTGAACTAGTAAGAATTTCTTACAAGTTGAACGGCCACTGGAACCTGGCCATTGATGGCCCTGGGATCGGGTCTGGAACCATTCCATGGGTTTCATCAGTTCCGAACCAGGGGACGGCCAGGGGGCCACCCAGTGGCCATCCTGGAAGCGTTCAGACAGGACCAAACAGGGGAACGAAAAAAATGTCCTCAGATTTCCTCAAAACAGTGAGGAAATCTGAGGACATTTTTTTAGAACCATTCGTTTTAAACCTGCCTGGAGCCAGGTTCCGGCCCATCCACGGCCACCAGAGAAATCACACAAAACATGATCGGGACAGTTGGGACAGTTGGTATAGTTGAACTCTAAAACCAATTATATCAAGGGTTTCCAACTGTACCGATCAACTGTACCAGTGGACCAAACAAAAAAAATTGGGACAGTTGAACCGAGTGGGTCCAACTGTCCCGATCAATCAACTGTACCGATTATGTCAAAACCGCTGGTACAGTTGTAAACCGTTATTGTGAAACGGTTTCAAGATCAACTGTACCAACTGTTTCAAGTGTACCAGAGAGAGTCAGGGGGCCGGTTTTGGAGCTTTCAATAGCTTCCTGAGTTTTGCGGCCAGGTCCGGCCCCACCAGCGGTTCAATGGGCCAGGACAAATCCACCGCATATTGAACCAATAGAGTCCACTGGGGTTCCCTGTGGCCAGTTTCGATCTGGGAAACCATGCTTGGGGTAATTCCCAGACGTTTAGCCACCGTGGCCTGGGATAGCCCAGAGGAAACTCTCTGGGCTTTGAATCGGTTGGCAAAATCCATCACCATTCTCCCGGCACTTTGAAAACGCGAATATAGGATTCGTGGATATCTTCGAGTTCTGCAAAATCTGACAGGGTTTTACTGTCCACTTCCACCACGTCCAAACCCTCTCGAAACCAATCCGCGGCCGAACTTTTCATGTTGTTGAGTTGATCGAGTTCCCCACCCTGAAACCGTTTGATCACTCGGCCATCGACAATTTTGACCGCTTCCACGTCTGAACCATCGGTCCAGATCTGGTAAACCCCGTTCTGAATGTCTTTTGCGCTCATTTGATTCTCTCTTTGTTTGCGTCCACTGGTTCGCGGTCATCGCGTTCCATGATTCAACTATAGCCTAGCTATTTTTATAGTCAATAGCTTAGCTATATTTTTATTGCAAAAAAATATAGCTAAGCTAATTTCCCCAGATTTACCCAAAAAAATTGGGTATATTAGCTTAGCTATATTTTTTTCGACCATTTTCCGATTCATTTCGGCCCTTCCAGAACTTTCCTTCCCGCCTCATTCACCGAATCCGAATCCAGATGGGTATAACGGTCCATTGTCAGGGTAATCTTGCTATGTCGGGCCAACATTTGAACCTGTTTCACTGGCAAGCCAGACGAAACCAGATGGGTAATGAACGAATGTCGAAGCGCGTGGAAATCCAGGACTCCGCCGGCCTGGTCCACGATGGGAAGTCCGGCCAGTTTGAGATCTTCCTGCAGCATTCGAGCCGTTCGTTCCGGTAGATACCAAATCGGGCCAGTTGGTGGTTTTTTGGTCAGATAGATTTCCAGGACCGCGGCCAGGTCCTGGGGAAGCGGTTGGAGATCATCCAGACCAGACCGCTTTCCCCGTTTGCTGGCCGAAGCTGGGAGTCTGATCAGTGGTCCCTCAGTATGATCCAGCATGAAATCCGGTCGAGTCAGGGCGCGAATTTCGCCGGCCCGGAACCCCGTAGCCATCGCCAGTTGATAAACCATGGCCCTGTCTGATCCTGTGAGCCATTGTTGCGCCTGGGATCGGTTCCCGAGTAGGGTTCGGGCCGTACACATTCGCCGGCCACGTTGGGCCACCACCGCCACCAGATTTTTGATTTCGGCCCACGTCAGAACCCCGCGAACCCGGCGCCGATCCGATTCCGGCGGATACGGCCGGATCTTCTGGAGTCCCCTGGGAAGATCCAGAATCAAACTGGCATCCCAGGCCCAGTTCAGGAACCCCAGAACCGCGGCCCTGGAATAGTTCGCGGTCCTGGCTGATTTGGTTTTTCTGAGTTCGGCCAGTCCACATTGGATTGAATCGGCCGATAGGTTCGCCAGGGTTTCAATGCGGGACAACAAAAACAAACGTGAGACGGCCGCTATCTGGTTTTGGGAATGTTTGACCGCGGCCCCCCTGGCCACGATCACCTGGCCCCACCGGTTTAGATGTTCTCGAATTGCCTGGGTTCGGGCCGTTCTGGATTTGACCAGATCCGAAGATATCAAACCTTCCCGGATGGCCTTGCATTCATCGTCCTTTTTCTGGGCCAGGGCCAGGGATTGCGCGCGGTCCCTGAACCCTGTTCCCCACCGCCGCTTTCCGGTTTCGTCCATCCACCAGATCACCCAGACGGCCCCCCTGGTTTTCGATTCCCCTGTTCGTTTCCGAACCCCAGGCATAATCCACCCCCAATCCTATCCACATTCCCAGAGCCACCAGACCAGTCCGGCCAGGATGAACCCAAAACAGATCCGGCGGATTCTGTCTCTATGAATGGCCCGCTGGTTCCAATGTGTCCAGTATTGTTCGGCGCTCCAATGCTCAAAACAATCCAGGCAGACTGGCCCATGATCCCCATAACTGATCAGTTCGGCCGGATCGATATCTGATCCGCCGCAAGATGGACAGGTCATATCGGCCCCCCAGGTACTCGGCCCAACATGGCCCACACCCGTTCCTGGGATCGAGGTTCCAGGGATTGGATTTCGGCCTGAATTCGTTGAATCGCGCGAATCTCGCGTTCCAGAACAAACGTTTCCCGGCTGGGAATGGATGAGTTTTCGTTAGGTCCCTGTCCCCAGGTTTGAACTGGTGATTTTTCCGGACTTCGGGTTTCAGTGGTTTTGTTTTTTTCATGGCCGGTTTGCCATTCCCAGGTCCACAAACCTAGATTTTTAAGGTTGTGGATGGCTCTAACGAGATAGCTCCCCTGGCCAGAGTATCCGGCTTCCTTGCATGTTGCGGTCTGAGTCACAATTTGGCCGCGAGATTCCAAACGTTGAGCCGCGCGCAGGAGTTTCACTTCCATGGCATTCAAAACGAGTTGAACAGGTTCCGCCGGTTTGGGTTCTGTTTTGAGTTCTGGCATGATCTGGGGTTCTGGTTTGGGTTGTGTTTGGGGTTCTGTTTTGAGTTCTGGCATGGTCTGGGGTTCTGGTCTGAGTTGTGGTTGTGATTGGGGATTGATCATGCGTGGTGGTATCACGATTTGTGGTGGTCTGGGTTTTGGTGGGGCCGTTTTTACTGGCTGGGGTTCCGGCCGTGGAAGTGATGTTACTTCCAGTTTCACACGTTGTTCAATTCCGTCCATTTCTGCTGGTGACAGGTTTGGAAATGGATTTTTTTTTGATCCGGGTTTATTACCCTTTTCAATTCGCGCCGTTCGAATGGCTTCCGTCATTTTTTGAATGAACACCGGATCACATTCAATTTCCTCTGTGGTATTGGAGTTCTTTGTGGTTGTACTCATGTTGATTCATTGTCCGTTTCTCATCTGAAATTCTGGCCGTAGTTTCCGTAGGGTTTTCCACTGGCGAACGTATCGGTCAACAATGGACTGAGTGGTTCCGGCCGTGGTGATTTCGCAATTGATCTTGTATCCTTCCCACTGGGGTTCAGGCCCCAGAACAGACTTGGAAACCATGGGTTCTGGTAGCGTCAGAACCCTGGATTTTTCCGGCGGTTCCGGTTTGATCCGTTTCGAGCTTTCGTATCTTCGCCGTTCGGACTTTTGAGATTTGTGTTTGGCCACTTCGCGGGCCATGTCAAACCAGTTGATCAGGCAGAACCGAAACGAACCGTTGTTGATATTGGTTCGGCCCTGGGTTCTTACATGGCCCGCCTGAATCCACTGTCGAATCTGGTGGTATGGTGTTCCAAATTTGAACCGGGCCAGACGAGCTTCCCCGTATCCGTTTTGGACATATACTGGTTTGTTTTTGGTTTCAATCATCGTTTCCCCTTTCTGGTTTCTTGCAAATCACCACTGGCCCATCGGGCCACGTCCTGAATCCGCCACCGTTTGTTCCCCACCTTTCTGGACACTGGTGGACCCATTCCCAGAGCCACCCACCGGTCCAGGGTTCGCGTGGATATCCCCAGGTAATCCGCCACCATGGCCCTGTTCATCAGGACCGCTTTGTTTTGGTCCTGGCCCTGGATTTGGCCTGGTGCCTTTTGTGTCCCATGCGTTGGCATTTCTGTTCCCATTTCATTTTTTGATACCACCAATCACCCAGACCCACCGCGTCCGCCGCATCCAATCCTGGATCTTTGTTTTGATGAAAAAAATCCTGATAAATTGGGTAAACCGAACTCATTCGAATGGCCCGGAGCGTTTTGGGAATTCCGCCGGTCCAGTCCGATTCCAGGACTGGTTCCCAGGGAACTTCCAGGGTTTCGAGAATCCCGATCTGAAAACCCTGGGAATGGCCCAATGTCATCAATCCGCCCAGTGAAAACCGCGACGATTTCACCGCGCGTTTTGCGTGGCGGTAATTGCTCGCCACTTCCACCAGTACGGCCTGGAACGGTCCCAGTTTGGTCTGGGTCTGGCGAACCCAGACCGCCAGGTTTCTGGCCAGATAAGTAGTCCGGCGCCAGGAATCCCAGTGGCCTGGGACCGTGAAAACACCACATTCCAGAAGGGTTCCGTTCTGAAATATGGCCCATCCCGTGGCGCTTGAACTGGGGTCCAGGGCCAAAACTAGGCCGTTCCCGGCCGTCATGGTTTCACCTGTTTTTCTTTCGCTAAACGCTGTTCATTGGCAATTTCGAACACAAGTCGGCCCAGATACCACTGGGCCTTTCTGGCGTTCTCAAGCGCGGAATCTTTGGATTCCATTCGCCAGACATATTTCAAAATTGTTCCACGCAGGAACGCGCGGAATTCTTTGGGGTCCATCATGGCCCGGATAGCTTCGATGGCTTCAATTCCGCGGCCCTTGTAATGGTCCGGATGATTCACAGAATCCTGGCCAGGCCGTTTCTGTTCTAGGGCCAGGGATTCACATTCTTCCAGAACCGCTTTCATGGCTTCCCCACCCAGGCCATCGGGAATCCATTTCAATTTTTCTTCAATCATCTGTGTTTTTGTTTCCTTTCGAGAGAAGTTCCTTCCGCAAAATCTTCACGGTTTCCGGGGCTTTGATTCCCACCCGAATTCCCCGATGAGAAGAATTCAGGATTTTGATTTCAATGGGTCCATCATTTGTAAACAAGATAATGGATTGATCTAAATTTCGTCCTAGAACCAGCATGGTTTCCCTTTCCTTGGTGTCAAACTAAAACGCGCTCAATGGCGGATCGGACAGTTCCGTCCGCTGTTCCACTGGGGGCCACCCTGGGAGCGCTTCCCAAACCCACTTAGTCCCCTCTTTTCGGGGTTTAATGGGTAAAACTTTCTTCGCTTCCCAGAGTCCATTCCTGGAAATCCCCTGGGAATGGGCCAGAACTTCCAGCGCTTCCGATGGCCAGGAACGCGATTCCGAAAACTTCTGGATCAGGAACTGGCCGGCCAGTTCCTTCCTGGGAACCCTGGCCCCACCAGTGGTTCCCCCCATGGCTTCGTCCGCCGTGGTCGTTATTTCCCCATGCCATTTCACAATGGTCTGGCCTGGGCAATCATCTTCAATGGAGTAGGACAAGCCGCGGGCCAATGGTCCCAGATTATTTTTCTTGGTCACAAAAACCCGTTTTTTTGGGTCGTCTGGATCTTCCGCGCAAAAATGAATCACCCTGGCCGTGGTGGTATAGGCCACCGATCCCATGATCCTCATGGATGCATCACCAGAACGCCCCGTGGTTGGTTTGTTGACGTGCGTAATCAAAACCACCGCCACTTTTTTCCTTTGTTGCATCCAGTCATTGATTCGCGTCAACAAAGCCCGAACTTCCGCGTTCCGGTGTTCGTCGGCTTTCCCGAGAAAATTGGCCGGCGGATCAATAATCACCAGTTCCGGTTGGCCGGCTTCAATCCAGGCCCTGTCCAGGGTTTCCACGTCCGCCATGGTCCATGTGGCCATGGCTTTCACGGTCATTCCACAAACCCGATCAAGATCGGCCCCCATGTCCAGGAGCCGGGGCGCCAGAACCTGTTCATAGGGATCTTCAGAGAGGATCAGGACTCGGCCAGGATCGAGTGGAAATCCGTCTGGCGCTGGAATTCCCCTGGTCAGACATGCCGCGAAACTGGAGAGACAGAACGATTTCCCCACACCGGTACTACCGGCCACAATGGTGATAAACCCGAAGGGAATTCGATTTTGCCATAGGTAATCCACCGAACTGATTTTGATTTCCGAAAATTTCACCACCAGCGGTTCTGGCGTTTCGCCTGGGGCCTGGCCCGTCACCTGGGCCACGTTTTGAACCTGGCCAGTGGCCAATGGTTTCAGGGTGCCCGGTAAGGTCCTGGGTTCCTGGGAACCTGATTCAATTCCCGAACGTATGGTCGCTTCAATTTCATGCGCGTTCAAACCGGCTTTCTGTCCGGCCAGGGTCAGGGCTTGAACCGCGTCCATCTGGTTCAAACCATGGGCCACTAATGTCCCCAAGGAAAACGCGGCCCTGTTCAGGGATTTGTTTCGTTCTCCTTCCGGGGCCAGTTCCACCCTGGCTGTTTCCCTGGCCAGAGCAGATTTCAAATAGGCTTCCAGGGCCAGGGGAGCCGAACCGCCGGCCCGCATGATCCAGGGGTTCAGTGGTTCGATTTCTCTGGGTTCCGGTCTGGAATCGGTTTGGTTTGCTGGTTCGGTTGCTGGCGGTTTGAGTCTGGCGGTAGTTTCCTGGATCAGATCCAGGGAAACGATTTCCAGCGTTTCGGGACAGGACAGAACCAGAACCGGCCGATGGGGCCTGTCACCTGTTCCCGGCCCCTTCCGATTCCAGGAGCCTGGAACACGGGCCATTTGTTGGGCGCCGAATAGATCGTTTTCGATCCGGACAGTGGCCGTGGAAAATACTTCCGAGATGGCCCGCAAAAACTTGGAACAGTGGGCCTTGATCAGTTCGTTTGATGGTAAGGAAATCCGATAGAACAGATGAATTCCCGAACCGGAATCAATAATCAAAGGTGGGGGCCATCCCAGATCAGATAGAAATTCATCGACGGCCCAGGCCAGGTTCCTGGCCAGATCCTTTTCCTCTTCCGTGGCGGAAACCCCATCGGGCCGGATGGGGTCAACATCCAGAAACATCCATCGACGTTCGGCCGGATCATTTTTACGGATCGAGTGGTTCAAGGGGGCCAAAACAGGGTTCACGCTCCAGAACAGATTTTGACAGTGGGCCAATTGGCGCGCCGCGTCGATCGATTCTTCGGGCCGCTGGGCCTGAACCCACCGAATCCCAAACGGTTCCAGACCGCGCAGTTCATGCCATCCGGAAGGGTCACAAAACGCGGCCAGGGCCGTTTGAAATTGTGTGATATCCAGGCCAGTTCCCTGGCCTGAATTCCCTTCCACCCGTTGAATCCATATCGGAAACATGCAAACCCCCATCCGGTCCCTGGTTCAAAACAATCAGAACGCCATTTTTCCGCCGGGTCCTTGTCCCCAGTTTTGAATTGGTGAAGTTGCTGGCGCTGGGTCCGGATATCCAAACACGGCCGAGTCCACCGGATGAACTGGTGAAGTTGCTGGCGCTGGGGAAGCCTGAACTTGAACCTGAGTCTGAGTCTGGCCGGTTGCTTCCAGAGATTTGGCCGCTATATCTTTCAGGTTTTCGCCGTACCATCTGGGGAGCCACATAGAAACTGAATCTGGGAATGGGTCCCCCGAGAGAGCGGACCAGGCCCCACCACGCAGGCCCTGAACAGGCGCTGGGAACCCCTTCGGAAATTGAGCCAGGCCCCCGATCTTGGAATAGGTTTTGGTCCCCTTACTTTCGTTGATCACCTGGGCCATTACGGCCAGGCCCACCACCGAACGAGGATCAAACGATTCCCCATCCTGAAAGGTCCGGCCAGTGATAGATTCCACAGTGGATCGCCAGGTAGCGTCCCGATGCATGGTCCAGGCGAACCGTTCAAGCAGAACAAACGGTTTCCCGGTCGAGTCCTTCGCGTTCAATTCCAGGGCCAAAAACAGATACCTGGAAAACTTGCGATTCCCGGACTTATCGAGGAATCCAGAATCATGAGTCCCCACGTCAAACATGGCCACGATAATGGCCCCATAGTTATCTGGGGGGGGAGTTTCAAAATTGCCACCTTCCCCGTTGGTGGCCTTCTGGGTCCAGATCGAATCAGACATGTCATTTCCCTTTCTTAACAGGGATTTGAAGAATCGACAGAAACAAACGCGAACGAGTCAGGGCCACATATTCCAGGTTCCTGCGCTGATCCAGTTCCCACTGGGGAACAGGTTTCGGAACCCCATCGCGGGCCTTTTTTTCACCGTAGGGAACCACCAGATAATGAACCCGATTTGCTTCGGACCCTTTGGCCCGATGAATCGTCGAATAGGTAATCCGGTTTGAATCCGTGGAATCAGAAAATAAAGTGGTCAGTCTGGTCAGGACTTCGCCTGGGGACTGACAGGAATCGGACACCGCTTCCAGACACTGGGAACGGTCGATCACCGCTTCCTTCTGATCTTCGGACCCTTCGCGGTTTTCGAGCTTCCGAAGTTCCCGATCTTTCCAGGCAGATAGGGCAAACCGAAATTCGGCCATGGTTCGAGGGGCGCGAAGTTTGGCCACTATCGAACCCAGTTGATCACCCAGAGCGCGGCCGCGGACATAGGCCGGAACCCCATCGGACAGGCTTTCCAAACAAAGTTTGACCAGTGGCGCATTCGAGCGACACAAAACCAGATCCCCTGGCGCAAACTGTCCAGTATCGTCCAACTGGCCACGGTGAACCTGGCCCAGTGGGTTTCTGTCCGACGCCTTGAAATCACTTACAATTTGTCGAGCCAGGACCACGTGAGAATGGGGACACCGGAACGAGACAGTGAGCGGTAGAACCACCGGATCGAGTTGTTGTTCCAGGTTTGGCATGGACCGCGCATCAGCGCCACGGAATGCATAGATCGACTGATAAGGATCACCCACCGCCACCGTTCTGGCCGAACGGGCCATCGCCAAAATCAATTTGTGCTGGCATGGGTTCAGGTCCTGAACCTCATCTAGAATCAAATCATCCAGGGACGGAAACCCCATCCCATGAATTACTGGTAGCCAGATCATGTCGTCAAAATCGATCATCATCCCTTCGGCCGAACTTTTGAGAACATCCGCGGCCCATGTGGCCAGGTCCGCCGGTTCGAGGTCTTCACCTGGGGAAATGTCAAACCATCGGGACAGTTTGACCAGAGCAGAAACCAGCGTGGCCTGGTCCAGTTCCAGAGGGTTTAATCCTGAGTTTTTCCCCACCGATACCAGATCCACAATGGACCGCCGGACAGTTCGTTCCAGGAAGTTCCCACCTGGCAGGGTATCCAGAATCAAGTAAGATTTTCGTTTATCGATTTCCACCGTCGGCCTGGTCCGCGAGATGGCCTTCAAACCAAACTGGTGAAGGGTCCCAACTTCCGAACCGGCTGGGGCTTTCTCTCGAAATTCATCGGCCAGGGCGCGGCTGAATGTGGCATAACGAATACGCCGGCCCTTATCGGTTTTCAGTAATCTTTGCATCAATTGGCAACAGGCCGTTGATTTTCCGGTTCCGGCCCGCGCTTCCAGAATGATGTTCTGGCCAATAACACTGGTGGCCAGATCATAGAAATCATTCTGTTCCTGGGTCCCTACCACCAACGGTTTGACATGTTCCGGCGGTTTGGGCCTGGAAGGTCCTATGGACCTTTGAAACCATGCAGCCTGGCTCATCGGTCTACCCCCGGTTTGGGTGGGGCCTGAACCGTAATCCCGTTGCGGGCCAGTTGATCTTCAAGAGAAACTTCGATCATCAGTAGATCCAGATCCACTGGCGTGGTTTTGATTCGAACAGTCTGGACCAGATGGAGACAGGCTTTCGCCTGGGCCGGATTTAAACGTTCAAGATTTCCCATGATGGCCACCGTTTCCTTGACAAACTCTGGACTGGGCAGTTCGAGCGGTTCCGCTTCGGGTTCCATGGTGGCTTCCCCAGATCCAGGGTTCGCGTGGTGAAACAGTTTCGTAATGGCAAACAGCGCATAACGTTTGACATGCATTCAGGAAATACACTTCCTGAAACTCAAATTCGTGTTTACATTTTTGGCATTCTGGCGCTGGGTTCAGTTCTACCTGTACCCCCAGAATTTTGAGGGTTTGAGCTAGTTTGTCTGGCGTGTTTGTAACCACTGCGCGTACCTTTCACGTCCTGGGAATGTCCCAACTGTTTCGGATCTGTCTGTTTCGCTACACGAAATCACACCGCGTTCTGATAATGGCGAATCTTGCGTTCAAGTTGTCTGTAACTTTGTGGCGCCAAAACCGCGGCCCGTCCTATCGTTTGTGTGGGAATCTCATGAGTCCGAACCAGAATCCGCACTAATTCACGATTCACTTTCAGACTTTGAGCAGCCTGGCGCAGTGTGAGCAAATTAGAAACAGAAACAGGTTTTCGGCTTTTCACTGGGTTCAACATCCGATAGGAAAGAAGATGACAGGTCACATGGCCTGTCACGAACCCCACAATAGTTTCCCCTGGCGAACGAAGTCAATCGGGTAGTGAAACTTTTTTTCGACAATAGCGAAAGAGCTTGAAATGATACTGGCCATTCCGAACCCTGTTCCTATGGGATATCCTGAAAAACTAATGAATGCGCTTGAAATGCGTGGAATGAGCCAGGCCCAACTGGCCCAGAAATCCGGCTTGAGTCCTTCCACGATTTCGCAAATGTTAGCTGGGAACCGCCGGCCTTATCTGGACCAGGCCGCGAAGATCGCCAGGGCGCTGGGGGTCACTCTGGACAGTTTGGTTTCAGAGGACCCAGGCCCGCCGATCGAGAGTTTAAGCAGGGGGGAACGGGCCTTACTGGCTGTATTCAGGGAACTGGGTTCAGATCTGGGCAGGTTTGCGGAATGGGGAATCGAGGTTTCCCGTCCGAAAATGGAGTGGTCCAGGCCACGTCCCCAGGGCCAGTTAGAGAAACCGGATTCCGATCACGAACGACCCAACAAATAAAAACCACCATTCTGGTGGCCAGACTGTTTTTCGATATCGTTTTCGAGTTTGAACCAGGACTTCCAGGGTATATTCCCGGCCACTGGCCCGATCAATGCAATCCCTTTTCCAGCGCCTTTCAGTGTAATTCCCCAACATTTTCAAAAATCCTTGATCCGATACATAAAAATCAAACTAAACCCTTGTGTTAAAATAGGGGGGGGGGGGGTATCTGTAAATAATATAGGTATCAGATACTGTAGTTTTACTATGCTTCCAAAAAAACCCGCGTTTTGTGCGGGTTTGTTTTTGTGCGGTTTTTTTGGTTTTGCTGTCCAAAATTATTTGGGAATATCCGGACACTGTAAACAGTCCGCCAGTTCCACGGTTCCATCCAGGCCACGGCCCAGAGCGCATATTCCGGCCGTGGAACCGCAACATCCATTTGACCGATGTTCACACCGTTGGACCCTGGCCAGGTCTGGGTTCGAATCGGACCGTGGTTCAGGATCTGATAAACCATTCAAGCCATGGGCCTGAACCAGATCGATCCAGTAAGAATTCCCGGTCGCGACATGAACGCAAGCGCCGCGGAACCGGAATCCCAGACAGGATTCACCCATGCTCAATTGGCAGGGATTCTGTGGGGAATGAACGCAAGTCTTTCTAATCATGGACAGGGGGCCAAAGAAACGTTTTTGGCGAGGTAATTAAAATACATATAGAGTTGACTGGATGTTGGGCATATACACGTTGAACCAGATTTAACAACTGTACCACCCCCATAATTCGCCGATGTACCACCATCCGCGCCCCAAAAAATTCGATTGCCAAACGAAAACGGGGAACATGATATTTTTAATAATCTTCCATAAGGTCTTTCATCAAAGATATATGAATTTGTTCCATGGTTCCAGGTAATACTATATTCCAGATATTGAGTAGATGAGCTTGAAGTAAAACCGCCCGCAGTACATGATACACTGATAGAACAGTCTGTCCACCATCCTGTCACAAAATAACGTGATGGCCTTCCAGAATTCCACCACCCCTGTGGATCGGATGCATAAGGACCGCTTACATAAAATAGCGCTAATGGGTTTGAAACGAATGAACCGGTCCAGGAACATTTATTACTGGCCAGAGACAGGTTCACATGGGCCGTAGATATTTGGCAATCCGTAACAGTTCCATTTGATAAGGTAACAGACGGATAATCAAAACTGATCATAATGCAAGATGGGGGCGCACATGTTTGACAGTTCAAGCAAGCCGGAACTGAAACACAACATGGACACCCAGGATTTCCGATTTTGAAACTCATGAGCAGGGAACCACGTTGGCTTCCCAAATGCCATTCACATAGAGAATCGAAATCAGGGTCGATCCAGGAATGGCCGCAGCCGTGGAAGGATTGTACACTTTAAGGCTTCCGGTTCCGTTTACCCAGGCCGTACCAGACCAGTTCTGGAGAGTGCAAACGGCCGAACTGGGAGTGGTGGCCGAACTGGCCGCGGAGATCCCCCCGGATGGCGTCTTGACCTTGAGCGCATGGGGAACCCGATCGGCCCCTGGGATTTCTTTCCCTTCGGACTGAGGGGCCGTTTCGAACCCCTCCACGGCCCGCCGGACCCGTTCCAGGCCCTTCGGCGTGAAATTGATTTTTCGGATTCCCTGGTTATTCATGTCAGTGGTCTATGGGCCGTGGTGGGAAAATTAAACCCGGTCGTGAAATCCTTGTTCGCTAGAACATTGTAAGTCAGGAAAACCGGACCAGTGGCCGAACTGGGTAGCACATTCCCCGCGCCATCCAGGGCCACGGGCCTGGTCACTGGTAATCCAGAATAGTTCCGGATTTCCACTTTATTGAACGAACTGTCCAGGTAATTCAAACCGGCATCCATGATCTTCAGATCATAAGTATCAATATCATATCGAAACTTATATGTCGTCTCAAAATAGTCACCTAAAATATTGTGGTACTGGGGAACCGCGTCGATTGCCATGCATTGCATGGTTCTAGCTTTGAACGTATATCCCAGAACGGTCCAGTCTGCATTGTTTACCGTGAATAGATAGTTACTTGCAATCGTATCAACAAACGTAGTTTCGTTTCGAACGATTGTCAGAACGCCTATTGGTTTGGGCCGCGTCAATTGCGTGGTGAATGGATCACCCGCGCTGTTCACAATTTTCTTGGGTGAACTATCTGAAGTCTGGTAGATCGGTTTTTCCGTGGCCTCATGGTTCCACCAGTGGCGTGGCCAGGCATCAATTGGGGTTGCTGGTGTCAACTGGTCTGGACTGATCGTTTCAAATTCCGCCTGGGCCGTCCATTGCCGTCCATCTGAAGAAGTACACTGAAGCGAGATATCCACACACCAGGCCAGAGAATCATATTCATACCATGCCTGTCCGGCCCCCCACACATAGGATTTCCCGATGGTAATTCCCTTTTGAGAATTCAAGGCTTGCAACATGGAAACCGGCCCCACCCACTGGGTATCTGGGAATATCACTTCCCCCAGAAATGGGATTGAATATTGTCGATTTCCCATTCGATCAATTTTCAAAGATCGTCCGGCGGTTTCGTTCCAGGTAATGGCCATATCAGAAAGTTTCCCCCATCAAGGCCAGGGCGCTGGTTTGTGTTTTCGCGGCCAGAATGTTCAGAGCCTCGGCCATCTGTTTCTGGTAATCGGTTTGAATATCTGAATTTGAAAGAAGTTTTTGGCCTTCAGTATCGTTGTGATATCCGAATTTGGTCTGAAGAAATAGATCCCTGGCTTCCTGGGAACCTTGCGAAATCACACCCGCGAACGGGTTTTCCTGGCGTTCAATGTTTGCCGATTTCATGGCATCATTGAAACGTTTCTGGCGTTCGTTCGCGGAATTGGATTCATTGGTTTTCTGGATCAGTGAGAGATATTTTCCAGACTGTTTTGGACCCACCGCGCCACTGTTCACCAGTTTGGCCAAATCCATCACTTCACTGGAAATTCCCATTTTCGACATGGCCAGGCCCTGAATCAGAGACTGGCCTTTTTCGGTCCCCTGTTTCGCCAGAGCTTCCTGGGCTTTTGTGTATTCTTCGCGCCGTTTCTTTTCGGCTTCTTGCTGGGCCTTTGTTGCTACGGCCGCTTTTTCTGTGGCTTTTGCCATGGCTTCCGTTGCCTGGGCCGCTTTGGTCGCGCCATTGGCCTGTTCTTCCCACCACCGATCCACGGCCTTACCATTGATCCCCGCATCCAGTTCCGTATAAGTTCGGGCCAATGCGTTATAAAACCACGAAACCGCTGGGGCCGTTTTGTTTCCAATGGTGGCAGAGAGTTTGGCCCATTGCGCCTCAGATCGTTTCACGGCCGTGGTGGCCGAATCCATGGTGGCATTTGTGGCGCCAGAGACTTTTTCAGATTGAGCCATGATGATATTGATGGCCGCCAAGGTTTTATCGAGCCGAGAAAATTCCCCATCCACTTTCTTTGCGCCCATTGCCAGGGCTTCCGCATCGACCGCAGCCGCGTTGATGGTTACACCTACGGAATCAATCGAATCGTATTCACCGCGCAGGGCCGCGGAAATTCGGCTGAGTGCATCTTCCGTGGTAGTTCCAAACACCTGGGCCATATCGGCCCCACGTTGGAGCAAGTTTACGGTTTGTTTGCCAGCCTGCGCACCCAGTCCCACGTTTGATAATGTCGAACCAATCAGAGCCGCGGATTTTGCGGTTTCTGCGCGGGCCGCACCAAACCGGGTCGCCATTATATCAATGGATTCAGAAACCTTAGCGGCTTGAGTTTCGCCGAAAATAATGTTTAAACCGCGCATTGATCCGGCCAGTTGATCGGACGATTTCGCGGCCGATGTCATACCATCGGCCGTTTTCTTGACGGCCAGTCCGGCCAGGGCCAGGCCACCGCCGGCCAATAACAGACCCATAGAACCGGACAGTTTGGAAACTGATTCGGTTCCTTCTCTGGCGAAACCCCGTTTCATGGACTGGGCCAGGCCGTTCACCTTGGCCTGAACCTGGCCCAGTTGCGCCAGGGCCTGTTTTGTGGCGTCTGACAGACCGCGCGTATCGCCAGTGAACAGAGTTTTTAGCGAACCTACAAGCGCCACTGGTTATTTCCCCAGGTTCTGAATGGCCGAATACATGGTGGATTGAATTGTGTTCAAAGCTTCCGTGGCCTTCGCCTTGAACGAGTTTTCCAGGTAATGTTTCCCAGAAACCGCGCCGCCGCGAACGCTTATTCGACCATATTTTCCGATCCGCTTTCCGGGTTTCCATCCGAATTCCTGGAACGCGCCATAGAACGTTTTGCCTGTAAACATGTTGTCCGTTGCGTTGGTAGACAATGCGATGGCCACAACATGTTTATTCCTTGATCCCTTCCAGGCCACCCGGATTTTGAAGGAACGACGTAGCGCGTTGGTTTTCTTGGGCGCTTTGGTTTTCACTTCCGTCAAAACCAGTTTGGCCGCTTCCCGCAATGCTTTATTCAGGGCCTTTTTCCGGATTCTCGGTTCCAGGTTTGTCAGATTCTCCAGAAGATCCGGACTGATCGCCATTTGCAAATCGACCATGGCCGGCCCCGCAGAGTTGAGCTTGCAAACTAAAAAACGCTCTGGTCTGGTCCAATGGTGGTTCCACTGGTGGTTTCCAGTGGATGGGAATAAAGTCCCCTGGTTTGGCCAGTTCCTTCCTGGGGACCGTATTGGCCACTACGGCGCACAATAAACCGGTTTGATCCCAGGGGGACGGTAGCGGTTCGATTTGGTCAAACGCGAACCAGTCCTTCAGTTCACTGGCCGATAGTCTGGATTCGAGTTCGGCCACGGTCATTCCACCCAGAGCCAGGGCCAGACGGAACAGGAATCGCTTTACGCTGTCCCCTGGCCCAAATCTTTTCCCGGATCAATTTTTTCCGTAGGAACGGACAGTTCCAGAATGGCGTTCATGATGCGGGAAAACGCTGTGAACGGAATTCCGGCCACGAACTGGCCCGCCTGTTCTGCATTGGCCAGGATCGGTAGACCGTCCTCAGAAACCAGGGACATTTGAAGAAAAGCCAGATCCCGATCCGAACCCACCGATTCAGGCATCGATTTAAGTTCGGCCATGGACAGTCGGCGAATAAACACGCACCAATCGGAACCGGCTTCTGGAACCGGAACCGATTGGACTGGTAGCAAGAGCGGACGGAGTTGAGCCAGGGCCGCGAGGTCAAGAGTATTCATATATTAAAATGGATCAGGTAAAGGTAGGAATGGCCGTGAGAACCAGGGAGAAAACACCCTGAACATTGGATGACACTTCAATTCCAGATTCTTTGAAACTTTCGATATAAGCTGGGAACGCCATGGTGGACTTTGTGGTTCCATCGTCTGGATTGAGCAAAACCACTTTGAACCATAACTGGGTTCCCGCGGCCCAGGCCGTAATCAGCGCAGTGTGAACGGTATCGGTAGGATCGAAAAACACCGTGAAAGACAGTGTGGGGGCTTCTGGAAGCGCGGGTCGTTTGGGTTTGATTGTCGATGACAAAATCACCTGATCAATCATTTCCTTGGACAGTTCCACCCCATCCACCGAAACAGCCTGGGGAACCAGGTTATAGGTTCCGGAACTGGTTGTAGCGTAGGACAGCACCGCGCCTTTTCCGAGAATGATTTGAGTAGCCATCAATCAAACCGCCTTTCATCAGTTGGGTTTGTATCTGAGTTCGTAATTCACGGTAGCGAGTCTGGCCGGTTTTCCGGAACCGTCCCCCAGGTCCACCAGATCCAGCGTGGTTCCGTTGTAGGTTGATTCGGCCACCCATACGCCATTCGATCCACCCAGGAACCGCGTGGATGGGTCCAGGACCGTTTGAACCTGGCTGATCAGGGATTTCCTTTCAGCGCTGGATCTGGTCAAAACATCGACGGACACCGTAGCCGTAACGTTTGATCCCGCGCCGGTTAACCAGTAGGTTTGAGATTCTTCCCCCACCGAGTAAACCAAGAATGGCATGACGGCACTGGCCGGCGCAATTTCTTCATAGATTCGCGGTCCAATGGCCTGAACCAGATTCTGGTTTGCGCGAAGTGCGGCGACTACGGATTCTTCCAGGGTCAGTTTTCCGGCCGTGGATATCTGGGCCGTAGAGGCCACCAGAATGGAATCCAGAGAAATGGCCCCACTGGCCAGGACAGATCCCGAACCGGTTCCAGTAACCAGGACAGATCCCAGAGAAATCGAACCGGTGGCACTGGTGGCCGCTGGGGTTCCTGGGGTCACTCTTCCAGTGGCCAGGACAGATCCCAGAGAAATCGAACCAGTGGCACTGGTGGCCGCTGGGGTTCCTGGGGTCACTCTTCCAGTGGCCAGGACAGATCCCAGAGAAATCGAACCCGTGGCACTGGTGGCCGCTGGGGTTCCTG